GACCAATCATTCTGGGTCACCACCCTACGCAACCAAACCGCCTCAACCAGCCTCGGCCTACTCGAATCAGCTTCCGCAGCAGAGAAGTATCGAATCGCCAGGTCATTCAACCATCACGAAGACGACAACGAATAACAGTTACACTCAACAAACTAATCCTGTAGGAGGGACACAACATGAATGTATTAAGCCTCTTTAGCGGGGTCGGAGGCTTTGACCTCGGACTAGAAAACGCTGGCATGAAAACCATCTACCAATGCGAATGGGACAAACACGCCAACACAATCCTTGAACGGCATTGGCCTCAAGTACCAAGATGGGGTGACATCAGCACACTCACAGCAAAAGAAATCTTGCGACACGGAACACCACCAGACGTTGTTGCATGGGGAAGCCCATGTCAAGACCTCTCAGTCGCAGGCAAACGAGCAGGTTTAGAAGGTGAACGCTCAGGTTTATTTCATGAAGGCATACGAATCATCAACGAACTACGAAAGGAAACCAACAATGAATATCCAAAAATCTCTATTTGGGAAAACGTCGCAGGAGCATTATCTTCCAACAGAGGTGCTGACTTCGGAGTCATCATCGACGAAATGGCTAAAGCAGGGGCGATGGTCATTGAATGGGGACTCTTGGATGCGCAACACTTCGGAATCCCCCAACGACGCAGGCGAGTCTTCTGCATCGCTATCTTCAATTCTGCAACCGCCAGCATCTGTCCAAGCCCGCTACTACCTGTCGGCGAAAGCTTGCGAGGGAATACTGCGAAGGGCAAACCGAAGAGGAAAAGTGCTGCCAGCGAGACTTCAGCAGGCTTTGGAAGTGGTAGTTTCGGCGGCTGGACAGAAACAGACACAGCAATAACCCTGTCGGCTCGTGACCATAAAGGCGGTAACACGATTGCCGTTGAAGGTTACACATCATCATCCTTCGCCCAATACCAAGAAGGCGTGGGAACGCTCCGATCAAACGGAGGTGACCTTGGTGGGGGTAGCGAAACCTTAATTGCTGAACCGTATGTGAAGTCTCGTCGTGCGCAATCAGCAACCGATGACGAAACATGGGTACCAGGCGAAGTAAACCCAACCCTCAACTCGTTTGATGTTGGTGACACACGATCTACAACTGTTGTGGTTGGTTCTTTGCAAGCACGGGATCATAAAGGTGTTAACCATGAAGGCGCACGCGACGGAAAACTAATCATCGAACAATCAACATACGCGTTTGATTCATTGTCATCAAACTCTATGAAGTCATCAAATCCAGATAGCGGTTGCAACGAAGTTGATGTAGCAAAAACATTGGACACTTGGCGACCAGACCCATCACTCAACCAGGGTGGGATAGCAATCGTGGAAGAACCAATGCTGATTGATGGTACGAGGGTTGACGATGTGCGAGTGTATGAACCGCCTGTGCAGACATTGAAGGAGCGCATGGGAACAGGTGGGAACAATGTTCCGATGCTGGCCTTTGACATACAGTTTGGGAGCAACGCCAATGTGTTTGAAGATCAGTCACCAACATTGAAAGCCAGTCAACAGTTGCCGAGTGTCGCATACCCAATAGACACTCGTAATGCTTTGCGTGATCCGGAAAAGTATGATGCACAAAATCGTCAAGGTTTAGGTATCGGGGCAGACGGCGACCCTATGGCGACACTCACATCTGCTCACATCAACGCTGTTGCTTATGACGAATACAATGACAGCATTAACGACATCCATCATGCGTTACGAGCAGGTACAAAACAATCAACTGGTGTGCTTGAGCCAACGATGGCGGTGCGTCGACTAACACCGTTGGAATGTGAACGCCTGATGGGTTGGCCTGATGACCACACTCGTTACAAGGCTGACGGGACTGAACAGGCTGATACTCACCGCTACAAACAATGCGGGAACGGTGTCGCTAGTCCTGTTGCTGAGTGGATTGGTAAGCAGTTAATGAAACTACAAACATCCTTGGAGGGATAATGAAACCAGGACGACGCAACAACGGATACAACTATCCCGCTTCATCTTTACTAAAACAATTCGCTGACGACACATGGGCATCAACCATTGCTGAACATCTAGGCGTTGGTAGAGCTGCAATCCAAACATGGCGTGAAGGCAACACATACTTAGACCAATGGCGTGCAGATAAATATGCTTGCGCGTTAGGCAAACACCCATCAGAGATATGGCTCAACTGGTTTGATGAAGTGGAGTTGGCATCGTGACCATGCGTGAAGAAGCCATCAAACTCGCTGAACTTGGCATCAGGGTCATCCCTATCAAGCCTGGTGAGAAATATCCTCCGATGCAAGCATGGCAAGACAAAGCCAGCAATGACATCCATGTTGTGAACGATTGGTTCACCAGCCAATACTCAGGTTACGGAATTGGTATTGCTACAGGGCAAACCAAATACGGACGCATCTTTGTTCTCGACGTGGATGATAGGGAAGAATACAAAGGTTCAGACACGCTGCATGACCTGCAAGAAAAGTATGGTCAGCTACCAGAGACAGTCACAGCAATCACAGGTAGCGGTGGACAACACCTGTACTTTTACTGTGACGAAGACATACGCAACGACGCAGGCTCAAGGCTTGGGGTAGGTCTGGACATCCGAGGAAGTGGAGGCCAAGTCCTCGCAGCTCCCACCATCCACCCGAACGGACGTGCCTACCAATGGGAAGATGGTTCAAGTCCACACGAACGCAAACCAGCCAAAGCACCAGACTGGCTCGTCAAACTCTTAACCAAACAACCAGAGATGGTCAAACCCCAAGGTCAGCCTGATTCATTCCTGACAGACCCCAACACCCCCTCAGCCCGCTACAACGCCAAGACAACTTGGGAACAGCTACTTATCCCTGACGGCTGGACACTAGCCAAGACTGACCGTCATGGTGAACAACATTGGGTTCGACCAGGCAAAGACCCACGCGACGGCACCTCAGCCACCATCGGACACAACGGCAACGATGCACTCATCGTCTTCACCTCCAGCATCCCTTGGCTACCCGAAGGGGGCTACAACCGCTTCGGATACTATGCAGCGTCAAAGCATGGTGGAGACTGGAAACAAGCCTCACAAGCGTTCCTAGCCACCTCTGAAGGCAAAGCCGAACCAACCACACCAATCCCCACACCAGACGAAATGCTCTCAATGCTGGTGGACTGGAAAACCTTTTGGTCATTAGAACACGCAACAGAAGAATGGTTAGCCAAACCACTCATCGCCAAAGGCCGTCAAACCGCGTTGTATGCGTCAGCCAAGACAGGTAAGTCCTGGCTCACACTCAACGTCGTCGCAGCACTCGCATCCGGCAAACCCATCCTCGGACAACCAGCACAATCACCAGTCCACTGCCTCTACCTCGACTACGAAATGATAGAAGCAGACCTATACGAACGCCTAGAACAATTCGGCTACACAGAAGACGACGACCTATCGCATTTGCATTACGCACTCATCCCAAACCTCCCCTCACTCAACACCACCGAAGGTGCCTCAGCCATCATCAAACTGGTTGAACTCACCAAGGCTGAAGTTGTAGTCATAGATACAACAGGTCGTGCGATTGATGGTGAAGAGAACTCAGCAGACTCCTACCGTGAGTTCGCACGCACCACAGGCCTAGCCCTCAAACGAGCCAACGTCGCCTGTGTACGCACAGACCACGCAGGCAAAGACGGAGGCAAGAAACAAGGTCAACGCGGTTCCTCAGCGAAGAACGATGACGTGGACATCGTGTACCGACTCGACAAGTCTGACGATGGCCTAACCCTGAAGCGCACCCACACACGCATCAGCTGGGTACCAGAAACCGTCAGCCTCATAGTCGAAGACTTTGATGATGTCATCACCATCAGACTCCGCAGCAAAGAACAACGAGGCTGGACAACCAAAGAAATCAACATAGCCAACCGACTAGACGAACTAGGATTCCCCATCAACATCGGAGTCAACGAAGTGCAACGCCAACTCAAAGACCAAGGCATCTCACTAGGCCACAAGTCAGCCATCGGACGAGCCATCCAATGTCGCAAACAACCCCGACCAGACCCCCTGAACCAGTCCCAACCACAAAGGACGGAACCACTCGGAACCACTACCGATATCGGAACCACCTTCGGAACCACTTCGGAACCACCTGATCCAGCCCTTGGTGTACAAAGGAACCAGCGTGTGTACCGAATAGGTACACGCGGTTCCGTACCGCAAACCGAAACCTCAGAAAATCGGAACCACTTAGACAATCAACCCACCCCCACCCCCACCCCAGCCCACCCCAACCCAGATCAAAACGATCTCGAATCAGAACTCTGGTAACCCAACCCATGCCCATCCAACGACCATGCCTCGTATGCCGGCAACTCACACAAAACATCCAGCGATGTGACTCCTGCCAGAGGGCATGGCAATCCAGCCGGAACAAGAAACGAATTCACTATCAAGGCGATTACGCCTCACGCGCCAAACGTGTCAGGGACTCCACCATCCTCTGCTGGCTCTGTGGCAAACCCTCAGACCCAAACGACCCTTGGCAAGCAGACCACGTAACCCCAGCCGACCCCAACTCTGAACTACGCGGAGCGCACCGCTCATGCAACGCCTCACGCGGAAACCGATCCAAGCCATGACCCCCCCACTGGCAGTCTGGGGGGTGGGGTCAAACCCAAAACGGCACGAAGCTACTTTACCCATGCCGTGCGCAAGACGCGCCTCGGTTGTGAAGGGGGTACGGCTACCATTGGGTCATGGCTACACCGAGGACTGGAGTTGGACGTGGAAAAAAAGCGGAGCCTGTCGAGCGCAAACGTGCGCGAGGTGCGGAGATTCGTGGGGGCTTGAAGGCGCAGCCGATGCCGGAGTCAGCGTTGGCGTTGGTGGATTTGGGTGCGATACCGGAGGCACCGAAAACTTTGGGCAAGGTTGGGTCTGCGTATTGGGGGATTTATTGGACGGCTGGTCGGAGACATCTGAGCGAGTTGCACGACACTCCGTTGATGACCAGGTTGTGTTCCAACTTCGACACCATCGCAGAGCTGGAACTTTGGTTGGGGTCGGACGTGGAGCGTCGTTGGTATACAAGTCCGAATGGTCAGATCGTGACCCATCCAGCCGTCAAGCAGATAGATCAGATGGACGCGCAGAACACAGCTTGGATGAGTTTGCTGGGGTTCACTCCTTCGGATCGCGCACGTCTAGGTCTGGCAGAGATAAGGGTGGCAAATGAGCTTGACCAATTCAGACAACGCAAGGCCAACGTGGTCGACGCAGAGGTTGTATCCGAAGTCTGATGGTGCGCAAGTCACCGATTTTGCAAAAACTTTTTTGCACGTCTCGAAGGGTGTTCGTGCGGGTGAGCCATTGGTGCTTACTGGTTGGCAGTCTGATTTACTGGATAATCTTTTTGAGCGTCGTGCTGATGGCTTGCTTCGTTATCGGCGAGCGTTAGTTGGGCTTGCTCGTAAGAACGGTAAATCACTTCTTGGTTCTTTGATTGCTCTTTACAATTTGATTGAAGGTGAGCCAGGTGCCGAAGTTTACTCCGCAGCAGGTGACCGTCAGCAGGCACGGGTTGTGTTCAATGAGGCGAAGTGGCAGATCACTCAGTCACCAGCGTTGTCAGGTGTATGCAAGGTGTATCGAGATGTCATTGAGGTTCCTTCTACCGGTGCGATCTATCGAGTGTTATCTAGTGATGCCAAACTTCAGCAAGGCCTCAACCCATCGTGCGTGGTGTTTGACGAGTTGCACGTTCAGCGCGACTCAGAACTTTGGGATGCGTTGACGTTGGGTTCTGGTGCGCGTAAAGACCCAATGATTGTTGCGATCACTACAGCAGGCTTTGACTTGGACACAATTTGTGGACGGTTGTATAACTACGGCAAGCAGGTCATTTCTGGTGAGCGTGACGATGAACGATTTGGTTTCTTTTGGTGGGAAGCACCAGAGGGTTGTGCAATTCATGACAGAGATGCGTGGGCTTTGTCTAACCCGAACTTGGCTGAAGGTTTGTTGGACATGGAAGACATGGAGGTCAGCATGAATCAGACGGCTGAGATTCCGTTCAGGCGTTACCGTCTGAACCAATGGGTCAGACAGGAGGACTCACCTTGGTTACCTGCTGGCGGTTGGGAACAATGCCAGTCTGATTTACAACTTGATCCTGACTCGCCAATGTTTGTGGGAATTGACATGGCGTTGAAGCATGACTCAATTGCTGTGGTGATGTGTCAACCGCAGGGTCGTCGCTTGGTGGTTCGTGCAAAAATTTGGATTCCCGATGGGACGATGACAGACATCGCAGCTGTAGAGCATCACCTTCGAGGTTTGCACAATCAGTTCAATGTGCGTGAGTTTGCTTATGACCCAGCGTTCTTCCAGCGTTCGGCTGAGGCTTTGGCCGATGATGGTTTGCCGATGGTGGAGTTCCCGCAGTCCGCGCAACGTATGGTGCCGGCTATCGGAACGCTGTATGAGTGCATTGTGAATCAGCAGTTAGCTCATGATGGCGATCCGATGTTCACCGATCAGGTGTTGTCGGCTGTGCCACGACAAACCGATGCTGGACTTCGACTGTCTAAGGGTAAGTCGCGTCGCAAGATTGACGCTGCTATTGCGTTGAGTATGGCTGTGGATCGTGCGACTCGACGTGAAGAAGTCGCACCTGTGCCTGGGTTCTTTGTAGTCTAGAGATATGCCTATCATCCTGCTAGAACTTTTATCCATCTTGCTCATCGCATCTGGACTATTCTTGTTATCAATTCCATTAGGGCTAATTTTTGTTGGCCTGTCAGTTCTATTGTTCACGGCTGCCTACGAGCGTGGTCGCGGAAAGGCTAAATAATGTTGTCAAGGCTGTTGAGTGGTGGCAACGAGGAACGTGCGGTTTCGTTCCAAAATTTGTTTGCTTCAGGTGACACGTTTAGTTTCACTACCGCATCAGGCACAACAGTCACGCAACAGGACTCACTAAAAATTGAAGCGGTCTATGCGTGTGTGCGCATGATTTCAGATTCAATTTCAACTTTGCCTGTTGACACATTCTTGCGTCTTGATGGAACTCGTCGTCCGTTCCGTCCACGACCAGACTGGTTGGATAACCCTGAGTCTGGTGTGACCCGCATCGAGCATTTCCAACAGGTTCTTGTTTCGTTGATGTTGAACGGCAACTCGTTCACCCGCATCTTGCGCGACGATCAAGGTATCGCTGGTTTAGTTGTTTTGAATCCTGAGCGTGTTGAGTGCAGTCGTGACCGTGAGACTCGTCGTCCGATTTACATTTATGAAGGCCGTGATGTCATCACAGCTGAGAACATGATTCACATCACCGAACTTCGTTTGCCTGGTGATTTGCGTGGACGCTCACGCATTGAACTCATCAAAGAAAACTTGGGTCTTGCTAAAGCGTTGGAGGAGTTCGCTGCACGATTCTTCGGTCAAGGCTCTTCAGCTTCCGGCATCATTGAGTTCCCTGGCAACCTGACCCGTGAACAGGCTAAGGATTTGGTGTCAGGGTTTGAAGAAGGCCATAAGGGTTTGCGCAGGTCGCATCGTCCTGGTGTGTTGTTCGGTGGGGCGAAGTTCACGAAGACAACAGTGGATAATGATTCTGCACAGTTCTTGGAGTCACGTCGTTTTGCTGTTGAGGAGATTGCTCGTATCTTCCGTGTGCCTCCATCGATGCTTGGTGTGACTACGCCTGGTGCGATGTCGTATGCGTCGGTGGAACAGAACGGCATCCAGTATGTGACCCACACGTTGCGTCCGTACATTGAAAAGATTGAGGAAGGCTATTCACGTCTGCTTGCTGGTCGAGCATTCATGAAGTTCAACGTGGACGGATTGTTGCGTGGTGACCAAGCGTCACGTTACACAGCATTCTCAACAGGTCTTCAATCAGGCTTCTTGTCAATCAACGACATTCATCGTCTTGAGGACATGGCTCCTGTTGACGGTGGGGATTCGTATCGTGTTCCTCTAGCCAACGTGGATATCAATGCTGCGAACTTGGCTGAGATGCAGTCCAAGGCTGAGATTGCTCAACGGTTGATTTTGACTGGGTTTGATCCGGCTGAGGTGTTGGCGATGGTTGGCTTGCCAGCTGTGGCTCATACTGGTTTGCCTTCAAGTCAGTTGCAACAGATTTCGACTGTGAATCCTGCTGATCCTTCTGCTGCATATCAGGTGTAGTTGTGGCATATTTTTCAGGCCATGCTTCCATCGGTACTGTTGCAACGCATCTTGACGGGGTGTTAAATGAGTTTGCTGGTAATCCGTATCGTTTGTTTATTCACAATAACGACAATACTGATTCGGTTTATTTGGGTGGTTCTGGGGTTACTACATCAACTGGTTTGATGGTTGATAAAGGTGTGATGATTCAGTTGACTGTTTCACCAACAGATTTGCTTTACGCTGTATCTAGTAAATCAGGTCATATTGTTTCGTGGATGTCGGAGCCAATCTAATGCCATATTTCATTTCAAATAAGAATCCTGATTGTTTAGGTTGGGCTGTTGAAAAGGAAGATGGCGAAGTCATGGGATGTCATCAGTCGAAGCAGGATGCTGTAGATCAGATGGTTGCAGTTTCGTTGGCTGAGGATATGGCTCCAGGTGGAGAACGAACCACTAATGCAGAAGATGTGGTGATTGTTGATATTGACGGAACGCTTATCGCTGGTGGTCAAGGTATTCAAAAAAACGTGGACTATGTGAACGCGCTTTACGAGAAATTTTTTATCTACATTGTGACTGGTCGCGGTATCGCTGACCAAGACAAGACTGTTGCTGAGTTGGCTGATGCCGGCGTGAAATACGATGACCTTGAACTGAATGAAGACCTGAGCATTCCAACGCCTGAATACAAGGGCAATAAGGCTGCAGATATTTTGTCTGAGCAGACTGTGGTGCTGGCGATTGATAATGATCCTGCAGCGCGTCGAGCATATTTTGATTTAGGTATCAAGACTCTTGATCCGAAACGGATCAAAACTGGTGATATGCCTGTCATGCGTGACCTGTCACAAAACATTGGTGAAGTGGCTGAGACTACGATTGTGAGAATGGAATCACGCGACCTCAACGAAAACTTTGTTTGGACTGCACATCAGCAGGCCTTGTACACAGAACTTGAAGATATCTCTGAAACATTCGGTCAGTTTGATCAAACATCAGGTGGCGATGGTGCGCATTACATGGCACCAGCATCAAACCCATTTAGCGGTGAAGGTTTGAAATGTTCTAACTGTGCGTTCTATGACGGTGCGCAAGGTTGCGATCTTGTTGCTGGAATCATTGAAGCTGAAGCATTGTGCAAGTTCTGGATTATCCCAGCTGACTTGATTACGACTGGTCGTACTGCACCTGTGCAAATGTTGAAGCGTCAGATTGATTTACTAGAAACCAAAATCTAAGGATGTCTATCGTGGAAAATGTTGAAAAGATTGAAACCCGTCGGGTCACGGTATCCGACTTTGAACTACGCGCTAACCCTGCCGGTGACGGTATGTCATTCACAGGTTATGCAGCAGTATTCAACTCACCATCTGAACCATTGCCGTTCATTGAAACGATTGCGCCTGGTGCATTCGCACGTTCATTGAAGTCCCGAAACAATATTCGGATGTACATGAACCATGACTCATCAATGTTGTTGGCAACTACCCGCGCAAAAACATTGCGTCTGCAGGAAGACTCAAAGGGTTTGTTGGCTTCGGCTGATTTGCCTGCAACATCAGTTGGTAAAGACCTATCAATTTTGATGCAACGTGGTGATGTGACCTCAATGTCGTTTGGTTTCACAGTCCCGTCTGGTGGAGATAGATGGGCTGAGGACGGTATGACCCGTGAGCTACGTCAGATCAAACTGTTTGAGGTTTCTGTTGTGACAGGCTTCCCAGCGTATTCGGCAACATCGGCACAGGTTCGCAGCTTTGATGCGCTCGCTACCCGTACTGGTGTTGATGCAGACAAACTTGCTAACGCAATTTTGGTATTGGAATCAGGTCAGTCTTTGTCACCGGATCAGGGTGCATTGTTGCGTGAAACTGTTGCAAAGTTGGAACCACAACCAGAGGTTCCACCAGCGACGCTTGGCCTCATGTCTAAGCATCTTGAATTAATCAAGAACTTCTAGTACTCTTTTAGTACTGCGTCGAACGCGAGTGCCTCCTTCGATGTTGCTGTGTACGGAGCCGTACCAGGTTTAAGTTAATTTCCTGCGTACCCAAACATCAACATTCATCCCTAACGGGAGAAGGAACACATCATGAAAGAATATATTGACCGTCAGGTTGAAATTCGCAATCGTGCATGGAATGAAGCCAAGTCAATCTTGGATCAGGCCACCGCAGAGAAGCGTGACCTCTCAGCAGAAGAAACCCAAACCTATGAGCGAATCTCTAAGGAACTGGACGAGCGTGGACAGACCATCGCAAAACTTCGTGAAGACGAAGCTCGCGAACTCCGCCTCGATGCAGCAACCCGTGACATCACATCACAGGCACGTCCTGAAGAATCAGCTGCACCAGTTGCAGATGATGCTTCATACATCCGTTCACTCGTATCGGGTGAGCGTCGTTCACACAACTTTGAACGTCGTGACATCACCAAGGGTTCAGCAGGCTCGCCTGTACCAACCTCGTTCTACAACCAAGTAATTGCACAGGCTCGTCTTGTTGCACCAATCTTGCAAGTAGCAACTGTGTTGAACACCGCTGGTGGCGAAAACCTTCAAATCCCTTCGCAGTTCAGCTGGTCAACAGCTGCGTTGCCAGGTGAAGGAACCGCAATCAGCGAGTCCGATGCACAGTTCAACTCGTTCATTACCTTGAATGCTTACAAGTATTCATTCTTGACCCAGTTGACAACGGAACTTATCGAAGACGCTGGTGTTGACATCCTCGGTTTCTTGGCAGAACAAACTGGTAACGCTCTTGGTTACGCAGTAGGTTCGGCTTTGACAGTCGGTTCAGGAACCAACCAGCCAAAGGGCATCGTCACAGCATCAGCTGTTGGTGGTACCGCAGGCACCGCAACAGCATTCACAGCTGACAACCTCATTGACTTGATGTACAGCCTTGATGGTGCAGCTCGCAACCTTCCTGGTTGTGGTTGGATGATGAACGGCAAGTCAATCGGTCAGGTTCGTAAGTTGAAGGACACCGCAGGAAACTATGTGTTCCAGCCAGCCCTTTCAATGGAATCCCCAGACATGCTTCTTGGCAAGCCAATCTACGAAAACCCTTCAATGGTTGACGTAGCAACTGGAACCAAGTCGGTTGTCTTCGGTCACCTTCCTTCGTACTACGTACGTACGGTTGGTGGAATCAGGTTGGAGCGCAGCGATGACTACGCATTCAACGCTGGTCTTGTTACCTTCCGCGCAACATACCGCGTTGACGGCAACTTGCCACAGACATCACACATCAAGCACCTCCTACAACCATAAGTTGAAGGTAGTGCAACCGATAGCAATATCGGTGTAAGTTTGAGGGTAGGTCGAACACGCAGGGCGACCTACCCTCATTTCTTTTTATACCCTGCGACCTGCGAAGGAGAGAATGGTGGGCAATGCTCGTAATCGTCAAGAACACACCGGTCGAGTTACCAGACCTAGAGGCGGAGATATTGCTCCGCAGGGGAATAGCGCACTTGCCAGAGCGGGCAGATTTGCCAATTCAGACGCGCTTCGAATCCTCTGGTACAGCAATGCTCCCTTTGCGCCAACAGGCTACGGGACGCAAACAGCGCAAACCGTCGCAAGGCTGATCAAAGACCAGCACGAAGTAGCGATCCATGCGATGTATGGCATTGAAGGTATTTCTTCAATGTGGAATGGTGTAAAACTTTATCCGCGTGGAATGTCTGCGTATAGCGATGACATCATGGTTGCGCATTGGATGGATTGGGCTAACGGTAATCGTGAGATGCCAACGCTGATGATGACGTTGTTTGATGTGTGGGTTTTGCAATCACCGTCGTTGGATCAGGTGCCACATATTGCGTCTTGGATTCCTGTGGATCATGCGCCTTGCCCGCCGAATGTTTTGGCTTGGTGTCGTCGTGACAATGTGAAACCGATAGCGATGTCAAAGTTTGGTTTGCAAATGTTGCAGAACGCTGATGTGGATGCGATGTATGTTCCTCATGCGATTGAAAAAGTGTTTGCTCCTACGCCGAAGATTGTTTCGTCTAAGGGTGAGTTCACGGGTCGTGAGTTGATGGAGATTCCTGACGACAAGTTTGTGGTCATGATGAACGCTGCGAACAAGGGTGCCAACCCGTCACGCAAATCGTTTGCTGAAAACATTTTGGCGTTCGCAATTTTTGCGCAAGATAAACCTGACGCAATGTTGTATCTGCATACTGAGCGTGATGGTGCTATGGGTGGTATCAATCTGGTGCATCTGTTGGAGGCTTGTGGTGTGAAGCCTGAGCAGTACAAAATTTGTGATCCTTACGCTTATCGGACTGGTTTTCCTCAGCAGGCTTTGGCTGCGTTGTATTCGGCAGCTGACGTACTGTTGGCCTGCTCGATGGGTGAAGGCTTTGGTGTTCCGGTTATTGAGGCTCAGGCTTGCGGTACACGGGTCATCGTGTCGGACTATACGGCACAACCTGAGTTGGTTGCACCTGGGTCTGGGTGGGCTGTGGATATTCAACCGTTCTGGGATGCGCATCAGCGTTCATGGTTCTGCACCCCTGTTGTGTCGTCCATCGTGGATGCCCTGAGAGCGTCCTACGAGGCTCCTAAAGGCGTGGATAAGCAGGCTGTGGCCTTTGCCAGCCAATATGACGCTGACCTCGTTTATGAGCAATCGTGGAAGCCTGTGATGAAACAACTGTCTGAGTGGTGCAAGGAGGCCTGATGGTTCCAGTCATTATCGTCCCAGTTCTGAATCGTTACGACTTACTAGAGCGATGCTTACGCTCGATTGATTACGACGTGGAAACACTCATTGTGATTGACAACGGTGGGCAGTCCACCCTGCATGACTGGCCTTGGGTAATAGACCGTCGCCACGTCAAGAACTATCACGTCTGGTCAATGCCAACCAACCTAGGTGTTGCACCATCTTGGAATATTGGAATCAAAGCAACCCCTCACGCTGACGGCTGGATCATCCTCAATTCGGATGCGTTTTTTGAGCCAGGGCAGTTAGAGGTTTTCTACAAGGACTGCAACCCTGACTCGATCACTCTAACTGAGGCGATGCCTGGTTGGTCGTGCGCGTGGATTGGTGCGAATGTTATTGCCAAGGTCGGGTTATTTTCGGAGTGTTATGTTCCCGCCTACTTTGAAGACACAGATTTTCAGGAACGTGCAATGCGGTTGAATGTTCCAGTGTTCACTTCTGATGCTGGGATAGTTCACGACAACTCGTCAACGATTTCATCGGCACCAGAACTAGCTGAAAAGAACCAGCGGAGTTTCGCTGCGAATGGTGCTTTACATTCGATGCGTTGGCAGTCAGGTTTGCCTGATGCGGGTCATTGGGACTTAACACGACGAAGGGATTTGGGATGGGATTAGAGGACTACAACCTTCTGCATGAAGGCGAAACAATTTATGTGATTGGGTCTGGCGCAACGCTTGACTATCTGTCACCAGATTTCTTTGACGACAAACTGAGTATCGCAGTTAATTTCTCTGGGTCAGTTTTTGGGATGAAGAACTATTACTGCTTCAGTCATTATCACTCTGACGCAATACAGGAAGCTCGACGTGACGAGTCCATCGCAGTCTTCACCCCGTTAAAAGAACACGGGACTGACGCACAGTTCCAAGGCTTCATGCCAAAGATCGTCACATT